TTTAACACAGTATCTAATACAATCTCGTGCTTCTTAATAGTTCTATACATATCACTATTCTCACTTATAACCTGTGTGGCCGTAGTTATATTTCCATTTTCAAATTTATAATGCTCCGTTCCGAAGCCACATTTAAGCGACAATATGTTTAAGAAATCATTTATGCCTTTATTATGTTCCTCTGCCCTAAGTGCCATATTGCTTTCTATTATTGGCTGGGTAGCGTGCTCCATTTTCTCTCCTGCAAGCTTATAAAATATTACGTCATCAGGGTCAAATTGCTTATGCCCCTCTAAATCTTCCTGCATAACATCTTCGCTGGTATATATTCGCTTCTTTCCAAGCGTAAATTCATTTACATAACTGTCAAATGCTATATCACATCCTCTAATCTGGTCTATTCCATTTGCATATATTGCTATTCCCATAGGGTTATCATCATCATAATTGTTAGATATATTAAGCTTGTCTATTACAAACTGTCTCTTTGCCATACCAGTCTTAATAACCGGTATCAATGTTGCAAATGGGCGCATATCCTTCCAGCGTGAAC